ACTCCAGATAGTGGTTGGATTCATGTATCATACGTAAACCCTGAAGAAAACAGAAAAAACAGTTTCGCATACGACGGAATAAATTATAGAGTAGTTTAATGCCTTTATTGAAATTACAATTTAAACCAGGAATCAACAGAGAAGGTACTAATTATAGTAACGAAGGTGGTTGGTTTGACGGTAACTTAATACGTTTTAATAAACAAAACGTAGAAAAAATAGGTGGTTGGAGAAAAGATAACAGTAATACTTTTTTAGGTAATTGTAGAAAATTACACGCGTGGACTGATTTAAATGGTACGAAATTTTTAGGATTAGGCACCACTAGTAAATATTATATTGAAAAGGGTGGTGCATTTTACGACATCACACCACTAAGACAGACAACAGCCGCAGGAGACGTAACTTTTTCTGCTAGTTCAGGTTCAACTACTATAACTGTAACAGACACTAATCATGGATTAGGAGCAGGAGACTATGTAACTTTTAGTGGAGCAGCTAGTTTAGGTGGTGCTATAACTGCTGATGTTTTAAATCAAACAGGAACAACTTACTTAAATCAAATAGGTTTTATTGTCGCTTCCGTAGTAAACGCAAATAGTTATACTATAACTTCACCAGTAGCTGCTACAGGTTCTGACTCAGGTAATGGAGGCAGTAGCACTATAGGGTACTATCAAATACAAGTAGGATTAGATACTTATGTATCTGGAACTGGTTGGGGAGCAGGAGCTTGGGGAGATAGCACTTGGGGAAGCACAAGTCCTTTAGCTTTCGCTAGTCAATTAAGATTATGGTCGCATGATAATTACGGTGAAGATTTAATCATTAACCCTAGAAACGGTGGTATATTTTATTGGGATAGTTCTGCAGGGGTAGAATGGGCTAGTAATAATAATCATAATAGGGCTAAAGCGTTATCGGACCTCGCAGGAGCTAATTTAGCCCCCACAGTAGGGTTATTTACCCTAGTATCTCAGGTAGATAAACACGCTATAGTTTTAGGAGCAGACCCGATAAATACAGCAGGAACAGCTAGAACTGGAAATATAGACCCAATGCTTATCGCATTTAGTGACCAAGATAACGTTGTAGAATGGGAACCAAAATCTACTAATACTGCAGGAGCATTAAGTTTATCCGAAGGCAGTACTATAGTAGGAGCCGTAAAATCTAGGCAAGAGATATTAGTTTGGACAGATACTTCTTTATATAGTATGCAATTTGTTGGACCACCTTTTACTTTCGGTATAAATTTAATAAATAAAGAAACTGGTTTAATTGGACCGAATGCTGCGATAGTAACATCTAAAGGTGTTTTTTGGATGGCGGTAGATAATTTTTATGTGTATACAGGTACCGTACAAAAAGTTCCTTGTACAGTTTTAAGCTATGTTTTCAATGATATAAATATTTCAGAAGCATATAAATTTCATGCTTTTTTAAATGAAGAATTTAATGAAGTAGGCTGGTTTTATACTTCGAAAAACGGTACCGAAATAGATAGGTATGTTTCTTATAATTATGAAATAGGTGCATGGGCTTACGGAATATTAAGTAGAACAGCTTGGTTAGATTCAGGAACTGAATCGTACCCACGAGCTACTGCAAATAATTATCTATATGAACACGAGTTCGGTTATGACGATGATGGTAGTCCTATGACTAATGTTTTTATAGAAAGCTCAGATATGGATTTAGATGAAGGAGAACAATTTAGCCACATATCTAAATTAATACCCGATGTCAGATTTTTAAATAATGCAGGAGGAGGACAAATAAATTTTGTATTAAAAACTAGAAATGCTCCTGGAGAAACATTGACTACTAAAAGCACAAACGCTGTATCAAGTACAGCTTCTAAAATAGATTTACGTTCTAGGTCAAGACAAGCGGCTTTTAGATTTGAATCAGATGACGACGCTTCTTATCCTGGAAATACTGATACGGGTTGGAGATTAGGTAATAATAGGATAGAAATAAAACCTGACGGAAAACGCTAATGGCTAAATTATTAAGAACGTCATTACCTTTTAGTTCTGACGGTCAAGTAAGTGGTGAGTTATATAATAGATTACTTAGAATTTTAGAAATAAATTTAGGAGAATTTGACCCCGATAATACTAGACAAATAACAACTGCGGAAAAATTAGATAATAAATTTAATTTAGGAGCAATAGTATTTGATACGACTTTAGAAAAATTACAAGTGTATGATGGAGACGATTGGCTAACTATAGCCACAGTAGCTCCTGCTGTATTTAGTGGACCTCCAACAAGTGGTTTAGAAGCTCAGGCTTCTTTAGGCACTTTGTCTGTTAGTGCTGGTGGTGATATAACAATTACATTATAAATATTTTCAAATATAATACCTAAAAGGAGATTAACATGATAAATCAATGGTCGTATAGCCGTTTAAGTTGTTTTGAAAAATGTCCAAAACAAGCAGAATTTAAATTTGTTAAAAAGTTAAAAGAGCCTGGAAGTCCAGCGATGGATAGAGGTAAAAACATACATAAATTATGTGAAGAATATATTCGAGGTTTCCATCAAGAAATACCTGAAGAAATAAAAGGTTTAGAAGATAGTTTTAAAGAACTAAAAGAACTACACGAAAGAGGACACGTGCTTTGTGAAGAAGATTGGGCTTGGGACAATGAATGGCAACAAACAGGTTGGTTTGATTATAATACTTGGGGCAGGGCTAAAGTAGACGCTTTTGTATATGAAGAAGGTATTTCTAAACAAGCTCGAGTTATTGATTTTAAAACAGGAAAGTTCGAAGGTAATGAAGAAGCTCATAGAGAACAGTGTGAATTATACGGTTCTATAGCTTTAAAAAGGTTTCCAGAATTAGAGGAAATAGTTACTGAGATGTGGTATTTAGACCATAATAAAATAAGTAAGTTCGTTTACGATACACAAACAATAATTTTAAAAAGAGACCGTATAAACACTAGAGCTATAGAGATGACTACAGCTACAGAGTTTCCCGCTAACCCGCATAAATGGAGATGTCGTTGGTGTCATTTTGGCAAAGAAGGATTATGCGAAGAAAGAATCACTGATTAACAATCACCAAAAAATACTTTATTATTGTTCTCGGTAGGTGATTATTATGGAACAACCTAACGAAATCATAAAAACTAAAGAACCTCAAAAGGTAAAATTAGAGTTAGAACTAGATACTACGCAAAAGAAATACGAACCTAACAAATTTCAAACTTGGGTAGATTTAGCGGTAACTGTAGACTCTTGGAGAATTTTTCCTAGATTATTTATTACAATTTATATAGTTTTATTATATAAAACTTGTGTATGGTTTATGGGCTTAGATACCCCTAGTTTAGAACAAAGTGGGTTCGTATCTATTGTTGTAGGAGCGGGAGCCGCTTGGTTTGGTTTATATGCTGGTACAGGCGGTGCAAGTAAAACTAAATTAAAACAATATGACTGATACTTTAAAAATTTATTTAACAGAGTTTGAATACGACGGAGTTACTTACGACGGACCAAATATCGTAGCTAAAAATTTTAAAGAAGCTGAACAACATGCTGAGGATTTAGGCATAATTGTTGTAGGAAAATTAGATACATTTATATCGGCATATGGTATTGATGACCATAAAACAACGATACACTAATGTATGATATGACCATGTTTGAACTTACGTTAAACGATTTTTATATCGAGTTTATAGGATTTGTACTTACTTTATTAGTAGGATTAGCCGTAAAAGATTACGCTGTAACTTTTGTAAAAGGAGCATTTTTTAGATTCTTTTCACCTTTCGATGAAGGTGATAAAGTAATTCTAGACGGACAAACGGCTATGATAATAAAAATTGGTTTTTCGCAAACCGTGTTCGGTGTTTATAGCGAAGATGGATATACATGGAGGTATATCCCGAACCAAAAATTAGATAATTTTAAATTAGAAAAAGTAGTAGACGCTGAATTACACGCAGACACAGCTAAAGAAAAAGCAGAAAAAATACGAGCTATCTTAGAAGAAAAAGACGATTAAGGGCTATACAGCTTGTTACTTCATAAAGTATAATCACTTTACAGTTATATAAACTGCACCTCAGGATAGGCAAAAATCCGCATTTTAATTAAAATATGACAATATGGACCCGATAGTAATAGGAGCTTTAATAGGAGCAGGAACTACTCTTCTTGGTAGTATATTCAATAAAAATGAAGCACCTAAAAGTTTAGCAGAATCAACACCGTTAGGCGGTCAGGGTCAAGGAATAACTTCTATAAATTTACAAGATATAGGACAAGACACCGAAAATATAGCGGAAGACATCAAACTTAATCAAGAAGATTTTGAAGTAGCTCAAGCTAATAAATCTGATAACGGTATTTTAAATGCTTTACAAGATAAATTAGGAGCTAAAAACGGTAAACCTATATCTTCTTTAGAAAATATGACTGTAGAAGAATTACTAGATTTTTTGAATATGGACGAACTTACTGATGTTGGTAGTAATATATCTATGGAAGAAATAATGAATACGGTTGCTCCAAATACTCCGAAACTAGATTTCACAACAGATACTAACTTAGTATCTTTGTTAGAAAAACCTAATACATCCGCTACGAATCTAAATAATATGGCAAAAGCTGAAATAATTAACGATAGAAAAAAAGCAGCTACAGATTTAGCGATAGCAGGAGCACAAGCAAGTGACGGTGTTGGAAAATTAACTGCTGATGAAACTGCTTTATTAATACAAGGACTAACTAGTTTAGTTCAACTTATAGAAAATAAAAATAAAAAACCCTCATTAGGTGCAGCTTCAGCTCCTCGTTTTTCTTATCAAGCTCCTAGTGGTGGTATAAGTTTACAAAATATTGGAATGAATATGGGAGGGGAAACTTCAAAAGTTTTAGCAAGACCTATGTTTAATGGTGACCCCGTGGTAGGTCCAGGAGGTCCAAAAGATGATATAATACCAGTACTCGCTAGTGATGGTGAGTTTATGTTATCGAAAGCAGCGGTAGACCATGCTGGTGGCGGTAATCACGCTTTAGGTATCGAAAGATTAAAAGCATTTAATAATAAAGGTAATCAAAGATATGGCTAGTAGAGAAGAACGAGAATTTTCATCCCAAGCCCCCGCACCACAGGTAGCGGATATATTAAACACTGGTATTTTTCCAGCAGCTAGTGGTTTATTATCAAGAGGATTAGCAGACCCTAATGTTCCTGATAGTAATCCTTATTCTTATACTGGACAACGAATAGCTAATTTTGACCCTAGAGAACAAAGAGCATTTGGTTTAACTGACCAAGCTATCGGTAGCTATTTACCTTTTTTACAAACGGGAACGGACGTATTAGGTCAAAGTGCTGATGTATATAGACAAGGTATAGGACAAAGATTCGACCCAACTAGTACTGATGAATTTTTTAATCCATTTTTAGATAGAGTTGCAGGTAGAGTTGAGGATAGAGCAGAAAGATTTATTACGGATAGAATAGGTAAATTAAATGTAGGTGCAGCTAGGACAGGTAATATCGGTAGTGCTAGACAAGGTATAGCAGAAGCAGATATTACTAGACAAGGCATAGAAGGATTAACTGACGCATTAGGTAGTTTATATTCTAAAGGATTTGATACAGCTCAAAACTTAGCTTTTACAGACTTCAGTAGAGGTGCTGATAGAGATAGAGCATTAGGTGCTTCATTAGCTGATATTTCAGGTAGAACGTTTAATGTAGCTAATCAGTTACCTAATTTACAAAGACAAGATATTAGTTCTTTATTTTCTACGGGAGGATTAGGTAGAAATAGAAACCAATCTTTATTAGATTTAGATTACCAAAACTTTGTAGGTAGATATAATTTACCATTCCAAAATTTACAAAACGTTGGAAATATTTTAGCGGCTCTTGGTCCGTTGGCAGGTGGTTTCGGTTATGCTGGAGCAGTACCTGCAGCAGATGCGGTAGGAGCTAGTGATGTAAATCGTTTCGCTCCTGGAATCCCTGGAGTCGTATCAAATAATATGGGTGGTTTAAATTACCAAAGTGGTATTATGGGTAGCAACGTAACTCCTCCAACGTTCGGAAATGTTCCGTTAAACCCTAGTATATTTCCAGGCTCTTCTCCAGGAAGAGGTCTATTAGCAGACGAAACAGGTTTTGGAGAGGCTATGGCTAGAATAGGTAGAAGACAAAATGAAGAATTATATGGAACAAGACAGGGAGCTTTAGCAAGTATCCCCCCTAACACAAACCTTCCTGTTATGGCAGGACTTCCAGGACTTATTTAATAATGGCAAACGGAATAACTGGTCTTAGTCCTTTCCCAACTATAGGTGGTGGAAATCAAGGAGCTCCTGGAATTACCTCTATAGAAATAACACCAACTAGAGTAAATTTTCCTACAGCTAGAACTAGAACTCCTGCACCTGAATCTAATGAATTATCTGCTGCAGAACAATATCTTCCTGGAATTTTAAGTATAGCGGGATTGATAGATAGTGCAGTAAATAGAAATAAATATAAAGTTACCTCTGAAGGGTTTAAAAAAGAACAAGAAAGACTGAATAAGTTAGAAAAAGAGGGTTTAATAGATAAAGAAGTAAAAAATGCTGAATTAAAAGCATACGCTCTTTATGGTCCTGATAGAGATACAAGCGGAGTAGATGGAATGACTATAGCAGGTACTATAGGTACTTTATTTTCTGGCAGAATGTCTCCAACATCAGCGAATATAACTAATCAATTTTTAAATAGAAAAAATACTGTTAATCAATCAATAAATACTAGTAAAAATCAATTTAAAAAAGAAAGTCTTAAAAAAGATTTTGGTCAAGTAAATATATTAGATTATGCAAACCTTACACAAGGACAAAAACCTAATATCACTTTAGGGATAACTTCAGAAAATGATTTCGGTACAGACATTTATGTACCTACGGAAGCATTTAAAGGAGACGACCCAATATTAGAAAATGCAGTAACTATTGGTGGTAAAACTTATATAAAAAATCCTGAAGGTTTTGTTAAATATACTGAAGGTATCGCAAGGTCTTTAGAAGCTGACGGTAGTTTTAATTTTGCTAGGAAAGATGCACTAAAAGATTTAAGAGCAAACGCTAATACTCAAAAAGAACAAGACGCTGCTACAGCTAAATTAATAGGATTAGCTAATCCCGCATTAATAGAATTAAAAAGACAAGACGCAGAAAATATGCCAGGAACTACTACAGTAGCTTCTTTCGCAAGTTTAGGAAATAATGTACGAGTAAACTTAAATCAACTTTTTGGTGACGGTAAGATAGACAAGTTTTTTGGAGAAGGAGAAGGTGGGTTAGACCCAAATACTTTCGGTAAAAATGCTTCTTCAAAACAACTATTACAGAAACTTCTATCATTAGATGAAGATTCAGAAACTTATGCTGAAGATGTAAATACAGCATTAGGTAATTTTATAGATACTGCGGATATAGACTCAAATTCTAGAAATTTCTTAAAAGATAATGTACAAAAATTAGCATTAAATAATGCTAAATTAGCTTCGTTATTTTTAAATATTGCTTATTATGCCGCAGGTACCGCAGGACAAACTGGTAGAACATTATCAGATAAAGATTTAGCTAACTTTTTTAGAATTATTGGTGGTGAAGGAAGTCAAGACCCTAGAGTTAAACACGATATTTTATTAGATTTTATAAATAGAACTATTAAAGCTAGAGACGATGAAACTGGTGGGGTATTTAGTTTAAGAAATTTACAATTCGATTTTAATATTCCTGGACCTTACGGTGATTTAAATTTAAAAAATAAAGAAACTAGAGAAAAATTAGGATTATTAAGACCATTCTATCAATGGGAAGCTAAGGATGACGGTAGTTTTGATTATAATGA